CTTCGGTAACGAGCGCGTGACTCAGCTGTGGAAGCAGTGGGCGGAGACGACCGAGTGCGATGCGGCGGGCCGGCTCACGTTCTATGGCCTGCAGAGGCTCGTGATGCGGACGGTCGTCGAGTCTGGCGAGGTGATCGTCAGGCTTCGGATGCGGCAGCCGAGCGACGGCCTCTCGATTCCGATGCAGATCCAGGTGCTCGAGCCCGACTATCTCTCCGAGATGCGCGACGGCATCATCGGCCCGAGCGGCGGGCCGATCATCCAGGGCGTCGAGTTCGACAAGATCGGCCGTCGCGTCGCTTACTGGCTGTTCGACCGGCATCCCGGCTCGATCGGCCAGCTCGTCGGACCGATGCCCCAGCGCTACCCAGCTGAGGGCATTCTTCATGTCTACAACATCGAGCGACCCGGCCAGGTGCGCGGCCCGTCGTGGTTCGCGCCCGTCGACGTTCGGCTCCACGAGTTCGACGAGTTCGAGGACGCGACCCTGATGAAGCAGAAGATCGCCGCGTGCATGGCGGCGTTCGTGACCGACCTCGACGGCAGCGGGCTCGCGCTCGGCGCAGGCGGCACCGACAGCAAGACCGGACAGGATACGGACTCGTTCGAGCCTGGAATGATCTTGAACCTGCCGCCCGGCAAACAGGTAACCGTAGCGAATCCGCCGGCGGCGACCGACCACCAATCCTTCAGCGCTACATCGCTCCGTGCGATCGCGGCTGGCCTCGGTGTGACCTACGAGGATCTGACCGGCGACTACTCGAACGTGAACTACAGCTCCGCGCGCATGGGGCGGATCGCTCACTATGGCGACGTCGACGATTGGCGCTGGAACATTCTGATCCCGCAGTTCTGCGCGCCGGTCTGGCAGTGGATGATCAACACGCTTGTGCTGACCGGCGAAAGGGTCGCTGGCGTGACCGCCGAATGGACGCCGCCGCCGACGCCGATGCTCGATCCGGACAAGGAGGGCGCGGCGAACGCGAAGATGATCCGCGCCGGCCAGAAGACGCACGACGAGATGGTTCGCGAGCAGGGCTACGACCCCGATGCGTTCTGGGCCGAGTACGCGGCCGGCCTGAAGCGGCTCGACAAGCTCGAGATCGTGCTCGACAGCGATCCGCGCAAGACGACCGCGCAGGGCCAGGCGCAGCCGCCGGAGCCGACCGCGCCGACGGTCCCGCCGGTGAAGCCGATGAACGGCGCGACCAACGGCGTGCCGAAGCCAGCGTCTTGACAGCGCGGGATCGCCGTGATCCTGACAGCGGTGATGGCGGAACCCGTCACACGCAGCGTGGAAATGCCGGCGCTCGATCTTCGCGCCGAGTTCAAGCCCGCGACGTTGGACGCGGACAAGCGAACGGTCAGCATGACATGGACCACCGGCGCCCCGGTGCTACGCGGCTTCTTCGATCGTTACTTCGAGGAGCTTTCGCTCGATCCGCAGCATGTTCGCATGGAGCGCTTGCAGAGCGGCCGCGCGCCGCTTCTGAATTCGCACAACAGCGACAGCATTGCGGACGTGATCGGCGTGGTCGAAAACGCGCGGCTCGATCCGGGCGGCAAGACTGGCAGCGCGACCGTCCGCTTCGATAGCGGCCCGGCCGGAGATGACGCCTTCCGCAAGGTGAAGGACGGCATCCTCGGAAACGTCTCGGTCGGATACCGCGTCCACAAGCTCGAGAAGGTCGGTGACCGCAAGCGCGGCTCCTCGGACGAGGAGATTCCGACCTTCCGTGCGGTCGACTGGGAGCCGTACGAACTCTCGATGGTCCCTATAGGTGCCGATGCAGGCGCCGGGACACGCGCAGCAGGCACTACCAACCCGTGCGTGTTTGTCACGCAACAGGAGCGTCAGATGGCGGATGAGAACAAGACCACCCCTGCCCAGCCGGTTGCGGCGGGTGAATCCGCCGCCGTCGTCGCTACGCGCGATGCGCGGCTGCTCGCGATCGAAAGCGCCAAGCAGCAGGCTGAGGCGCTCGCCATCGCACGCGAAAAGGCGATCGCCGATGAGCGGCTGCGTTCTGCGGAGATCCGCGAGCTCAGCCGACGGTCGAGCTTGCTCGGCGAACTCTGGGCGACACGGCTCATCGAAGCCGGAACGACCGTCGAGGAGGCGCAGAAGATCGCGCTTCGAGTGATCACCGAGGACAGCACCAAGACCGAGATCGATGGTCACGGTGGCGTCCGATTCAGCGCCGGCGATGACGCCCGCGACAAGTTCATCCGCGGCGCCTCGGCGTGGATGTTCGTCCGCAGCGGCATGAGGCCTCTGCTCGAGAAGGCGAAGGAGGCAGAGCCGGCGATGTTCGCCGATGTCTCCTTCGACCCCGGCGAGTTCCGCGGGCTGACCCCCGTCGACCTCGCGCGCGTCTCGCTCGAGCGCTCGGGCGTCAACACGAAGGGCATGGACCGCCTCAAACTGGTCGGCGAGGCCTTCACGCGGTCGAGCAACTATCAGGCGACCGGCGACTTCCCGATCCTCCTCGAGAACGTGCTCGGCAAGGTGCTCCTCGGCGCCTATATGACCCAGGAAAACACCTGGAAGCGCTTCTGTAAGGTGGACCAGGTCCCCGACTTCAGAACCTCGAACCGGTACCGCACCGGCTCGCTCCCCGGTCTCGACATCCTCGCCGAGCATCAGGAGTACAAGAGCGGCGTCATCCCGGACGGCTCGAAGTACCCGCTTACCACGCAGCGGATGGGCAAGATGTTCGCCCTGTCGCGCGAGACCATCGTCAACGACGACATGAGCGCGCTGGTCGACATGGCGACGAAGCTCGGCGCGGCGGCGCAGCGGTCGATCGAGACCTCGGTGTATGCGCTGATCGCGCTGAACTCGGGCCTCGGTCCGACGCAGGGCGACTCGCAGCCGTTCTTCCACTCGAACCGCACGAACGTCAACGCGACGGGCTCGGCTATCTCGATGGCGGGACTCGACGCTGACCGCGTCATCCTGCGGGCCCAGAAGGACCCGAACGCGCAGGACTTCCTCGATTTGTCGCCGGCGGTTCTGCTCATCCCGGACTCGCTCCGCGGCCAGGCGCTGCAGATCAACAATTCCGTGAACGACCCGACGGCGAACAAGCTGAATATCCCGAACATCGTGAACGGGCTCTTCCGCGACGTCGTCGGCACGCCGCGCCTCACCGGCACGCGCCGGTACCTGATCGCCGATCCGCTGGACTGGATCGTAGTCGCCTTCCTCGAGGGCTACCCGGGCCCGATCATGGAGGCTCAACAGGGCTGGCGGATCGACGGCGTCGAGTGGAAGGTCACCCTCTACGCGAAGGCGCAGATGGGCGATCCGAAGATGGCGATGACCAACATCGGCCAGTAATCCAGCCGATCACAGCGAGCGCGAGCTCGGGCCCCCTCAGCGAAGGACTCGCGAGGGGGCTTAGGAGTCACAGGAGACCGACATGACCACCTGCTACCAGCAGCCCGGAGACATTCTGACCTACACGGCGCCGTCGGGCGGCGTTACCGCGGGCACGCCGGTCCTGATCGGCGCGTCGCTCGTCATCCCAGAGGCCACGGTGGCGCAGACACTCCCCTTCCAGGGGCGGATCGCCGGCGTGTTCAACACGATGCCCAAGGCGACCTCCCAGTCGTGGACCGCCGGTGCGCTGCTCTACTGGGACAACAGCGCGTTCAAGTTCACCACCACCAACACCGCAAACACGCGTGTTGGCACGGCCGCGGCCGACGCGCAGAGCGCCGACACGACCGGCGTGGTCCGCCTCGACGGCATCGCGGTCGGCGGAGCGGCGCCGTAACGAGCCATGATCAACTACCTCGAGCCCGGGAAGACGATGACCTACACCGCTCCGGCGGGTGGGGTCGTCACCGGCGGCGGCTACCTGATCGGCGCGTTCTTCGTGGTCGCGACGAACACCGTCGCCGCGGGCGCGCAATTCCAGGGCGAGACCGAGGGCGCGTTCACGCTCCCGAAGGCCACCGGCGAGGGTGCGCTCGTCGAAGGCCAGCCGCTGTACTGGGACGTCGCGAACGCCAGGGTCACGATCGATCACAGCGTCGGCCTTCCGATCGGCACCGTTTGGACGGGCGGCGCGCTCACGGGCGACACGACGTGCGCGGTGCGGCTGCATGGCCTCTCGCTCGCGGGACGGCTGCTCACCATCCGCAAGCGGCTCACGATCGCGGCCATCAACGCCGGCGCCACGCTGCTCCCCGCACTCCCCGGGATCAAGTACCGGCTCGTCGATGCCTTCGCGATCGCGGTCGGGGGCGCCGTCACCTCGGTGACCACGGTCGATCTCAAGGGCACGCAAGCCAGCTCGGTCGTTAAGCTCGTCGCGTTCGGGCAGGCGGCTCTGACGCAGAGCGCGATGGTCCGCGCCGGTAGCGCTGGCGGCGTCATCCTCGCCGATGGCGCATCGTTCGCGCAGCTCGACGTGAATACCGCGATGACGGTCGCCATCACCGGCTCGAACATCACCGTCGCGACGAACATCGATTTCGAGGTCAACTACGCGCTCGAGTAGCCCATGAGCCGGCTGCTGTTCCACTTCTTCGAGGCGACGGCGGCGGTGGTCCCGTTGCCGCCTCAGCTGCCGACGCCGTACAGCGGTTACGCGGCGCTGGTGGCGCAGGCCGCTCGGGCAGCGCGCGCGCTGCTCGGCGGCGAGGCGATGATCTACACGCCAG